CAGCAAAACCAATTAATAACGGCGCTACAGGTTTAGCGACACGCAGCTTTAGATCTGTACCTGGGACGCGCTTACGAACTATGTTAATCGCTTCCGCATCTGCAGAGGCAGGCCATCCGTTAGCGCTATTTTCCATAACTATAAGCCTACAGCCTCAAAGTCGTCTATTTGATCGTCGATAGTTCTAGTTATGGGATAAATGTCGTCTACCATAGACAGGAACTATACCTTAAGATTATGTTGAGATATTGTGCTACAAGCCGAGAGCCTTTAGGTCATCTTGATCTAAACCTAGAGCAGCAAGTTTAGCTAGAGCACTTTCGCGCTTGGCTAAAATTGCAGCTTTAGCAGCATCTATTCGCTCTTGCTTTGCTTCTCTTGCGGCTATTTCTTCAGCAGTTAATTTTACCTCAAGATATTCGCCAGTTTCAACATTAAATATAGATTTAATCATTTTTATACCGCCAACCCATAAACATAAATAGTGCCTGTAATTGTTCCAGATGATGCTATTAAAGTGATGCCATCAAAAGAACTTGTATTATTGTGATAGCCAACATTACTACCGTTAAAGACCAACGCTGAACCATAACTATTATCCGAGAACATAGTAGTAACTTGCGATTTATGTGGGTTGCATATACGACTATGAACCGATGTGAATTGTCCTGTTGCTGCTCCCATAGCGCCACAACTAAACTCGTCAGTTCCGACTCCATTATTATCATTTGAGCCTAAAGTTGCTCCAAAGGCATAAATAAAAGTCGCAGCATAGTTAGATGAATTATCAGTTCCGCTTGCTCTTAACTTATACGACAAATCCGCGCCTGAACCTGTTGAAGCAGTAAAACCTATTTTTATCTCATAAAAATCATAAGTAGCACTAAAGCAATTATCAAGTGAGTGTGAAGTTACGGCTGAAAATGACGATTTAGTAACTAGAGTCAGACCGCTACTAGGAGTGCTCGGCGTTGCCCACTTAACTTTATATGGACTTACTGTGGTATCAGCTGTTAAAATCTGTCCAGTAGTACCGATAGGTAAATTATCGTAAGTTCCGCTGCCTGTACCTACTACGATATCGCCGCTAGCTGTAATAGTAGTCGCCATATCGTTAGTAATTGTTACCGTACCGCTAGTGCCACCGCCGCTAATACCTGTACCAGCTGTTACGCCCTCTATGTCGCCTGTCGCGCCACTTGCTGCCCACGCGCTGCCTGTGTAATACCAGAGACTATTATTATCTTTTGTGTATGCAAACTGTCCCTCTTGCGGTGATGTTATAGCAGCATTTCTAGCAGCTTCACTAGCAAAAACTAAGACGCCTTGCATTAGATAGCCGTTTACGTCCGCGGCTGTTAAAACCTCACCTGTAGTAAAGTTCTTAAATCCTAAACCTGCAGCCATTTTTCTCCTTAATAAGCGAGCGAGTCCTCATCTAGTAGGCCATCTACTAGAGAGTCTAGCACGAACCCACTCGCGAACGGTTGCGCGGTGGTAAAAGTAGTATTGAAAGAATTAGGGGTAATGTCATAAGCGACGCCAGTTATTACCGTATCGCTCTCTACGTTGCCACCTTGCAGCACCTGTATTACGGTAATGGGATCATAGACGTCTAGGCTAAGAGCTGCAGTAACGCGGTCTGGACTTGCTCCGTCGTATGCATCTAGGGTTAAAGATTCCAGGCGTAGGTCTGCTCCTACCTCCTGGCGACTTGCTACGATCATAAGCGCCTGATTTAAGGCATCTGTATCGGTCTGCGCTATAGAGCTGCGATTACGGCTATGCTTAAAAAATGTATCTATGCTGTCTACGTTATTTACCGTCTGAGGTGTACCGCCAGTACGTGTAACAGTGCAGCTATTTATAAGTCCAAAATCTGATAAATCAAAAGCTACTTTTTGATAGGTAATAGTGCCAGGTAATCCAGTATCGCTAAAGACAGTAGACGTACCGCCAGAGGCTGTAATTATGTCCTCTCTGGATCTAAACGTGGCGTAGCCTTGCTGGTTGATATAAAAGGCTCCTAGATCTGTAGCCTCTACTGTCTGACAGGCTGATAGAGCTGTCCTAGTACTGCCTGTATCTGCCTGTACGGTCGTATCTGCAGTCGTAGATATAGAGCGCATACCGCCAGGCCACTCAGCGGCGTCTAAGATGCTCGTAATTCGCTGAGCTGTAGTCTGCCCAGCTGTCCCACCTGTAACAGTCGATATAGACGCTAGGTTTAATAATTGAAAACCATCTACGCAGTTAAGATCTACAAAGGCAGGATCAAATCCTGTAGGACTACTGTATTTCCAGGACTGTACGTACATAGATCCTAATGCGTACTCTTGTCCTCCAAAAGTACCGATAAATCTAATTTTACGCATTGGTAATATTTTTCCGTATAGTGGACTTAACGTATTAGCAGGGTTAAATAAACCTGTCTCATCGATTAGGCGTACCGATGCAGTACCAGCCGTAAAGCTGTCAGAGGTACGATTATAGGCGCGTCTTATGCCAGTCTTTATTACGTACTGGCTTACGTCTACGATTTCAGATGCGCTCGTACCTAATACAGACTGGTCTAACGGTGTAGACGGATCATCTAATACTAAGCTAGGGTCAAAGTTAGCACCGTTGCTAAAGTCGATAAAACAGCTGAAAACAGCGCCAGTACTCATATAGCGCTAACGATTAAATCATTACCTGTTCGCTGTGTCTGGTAGACAGCATCCGTTACCGCAGCTACTAGGTCATTTTGTGATAGTAAAGATCCTTCTATATTTACGTTTACTGTTACGCCTTGCGATCCTGCTCCAGTGTAATAATTTTGCATAGCAGTATATCTATCCGCTGCTAATTGATTAGTCATAGTATTTTGAGCAGTAATATCATTAGCCATACCTTGATAACGAGCGCCAGATAAATAATTAGTTAACTGGTTTTCCGCTGTAATTGTACGAGCCTGCAATTCATAACGCGCAGTGGCTAACGCATTAGCATCTAAACCAGATGGTAATCCTGCTAGAAAATTGGCTGTTAATGTATTTTGATTAGCTATAATTTCTGTAATTGTGTCAATTATGGCGCTAGAGCCAGTTCCAGGAATTGTAGGAAAGGCTCCTAGACTTCCACCTGTACCAGTGCCAGGCGCTCCAGTGCCAGGAGAAATAACTGTTCCTGGTTGGAAATTGCCTCCACCTGGTGAAGCCGTTGCCGTACCGCCTGCGCCTGGAACATTAGGTACGCTAATAGTCGCACCTATGCTAATACTGTATTTACCTTCGATAATTGCTTTTAGTTTTGCGATAATATCGTCTAGGTTATCTGTAAACTTTATGTCAGGTTTTAGAGCTGCTAAGGCTTCTATAGCTGTCTTATCATTAGCAAAACCAGCTGTTTTTAATAGCTGTAAAACCTTTTCTAAATTCATCGCATCGTTATAACGTCCCTCAGTAGCAGCCTTTAGAGTCTTTATAGCCTCCTCGTCTGTCTGAAAATCGGCTATTTTTAATGCTGATAACTGTAAAGCTCTTTCGCGATCAGAGGCCGAAATATTACGACGTAGCGCAGCCTGTAGATTAATAGCATCTATATCGAATCTAAATTGAATTGCAGATTTTAATCTGTCGATTTCTGCCGTTCGCTTTTTTTCCGCTTGAGCTAATTTCTCTTTTCTTAATGCTTCTTGCTGCAATTTCTTTAGACGTGCGGCTGCAGCCTTTTCAGCTGCTGCGCGATCTCGCTCTAACTTATTATAAAAGTCAGTAGATCCAGTTACAGACATACCAGTCTCAAAAGGTTTAGGCTTGATTTTTTGCGCTTCCATATATGCATCTAATAATTTTAGATATGTGCCTACTACTGGGATATTACCTACATCAAAAAATCCTGGTAGATTTTCACCTACTACTGGTAACTCTCTAATCTTGCCAATTAATAAATCTAAACCGTCTATAATGTTAGCAATTTGACGCCCTAGATTTTCCATTTCCGTAACTAAGCCGCCTACGCCTTGATTACCGCTGGCGGTCTCTAAAGCATTTACTAAAGATTTACCTATTGTTTCCTGTAAATTGGCAAAAGCTACGCCTAACTGAGCTACTTTACCCTCATAGCTATCTAGCCTTACTTGATTTTGTCCGCTAAATTGCTTATTTAATAAACCCTGTATCTGCTCAAAATTTTTCGTTTTAAGTTGAGCATCTGATAAACCTAAACTATATTTTTTCAGTCCTCTAGTATTTCCTGTATATGCGCGGCTAAGATCCTGGGCTACGGTAACTAAATCGACCGAGCTGCCTGCGCTTACATCTAACGCTAGTGTTAATAGATCCTGTGATTTAGTTACTGATCCAGTAGTAGTTATTAATGTCTGAAATGCTGGCCTTAATTTATCATCTAATACGCCTGAGGTTTTCTCTAAGTCTCCTAGAAAAGTCTTAACGCGCATATCGTCAAAAGCAAGACCAAGATTACCTAAAGTACGTGTTAAGGTTTTTGCAGCTTTATCGTCTTGCGTAAATGCTTTTACTGATTCTTTACTAAACTTTATAATCGCGCCTACAGAAAATACCGCAGCCAATTTAGAGCTTAAGGCTCCTAAGACTTTATCGGATGCTTTAGACTGTTTTTGGAGATCCTTAAAACCTTTATCTTTTAAGCGCGTTACTAAATCTACGCCTACCTCTGTATTAGCCATTTACAGCCCTCACGAACTTTAATAATCTTTCGTTTATTACCTTTTGTACCTCAGCCTTAACTCTATCGCCTACCTGCGCCTCTGCCTTAAATAACATACGACCTTTTAGACCATTTAGGGGCGCTACTTTAATTATTAAACGCTGAAAGTCATCTTGAGCGTTAGGGTTACGAGATACGCTTTTAGTACGTTTTTTAGAGCTTCGTCGACCAGCCCCTGCTAGTTCGTATATAGCTCCTGCAGGTTTACTATTTACTACGGCTAAAGCTGAGTAGGCAGTCTTATTAAAACCGTATGGCGCTTTACCTTTACGAGATCTGGTTATTTTTATTCCTGCCTTTATTTCTGCAGGTTGCCAAGTCCATCGAAGAGGATCTCTTGATCTATGTACTTTATCCTCTATCCAGGATGGCGTGACATAGGTGGGAGGAGTAGGTCTAAAAATAGGCGATCCCTGGCTATTAGTAACGTCTGCTGGTACAAAGGATTTAGCAGTATCACGTAAAGGTTTAGCAGCCGCATTTAACGCCTTACTAAAATCCTTACGTAATTTAGGATCTAGTGCCTGTAGCTCTTTAATTAATTTATTAAAATCATTTACTACGACAGCGCCGCGATATGTAGGAGTACGAGCCATTATCGCCTACCTTTCATCGAACGCGGTTTATTACGCGCCTGAGCCTGCTCCTGCAGGATAAACTTTATCGCTGCATATATAGCAGGGTCGCATTTTAGTAGCTCATTAGGTGAGATACTTGTCGCTACCGACACAGCTGCGACCTCCCATATGTCGCCGCGTCGGTCTATCCATTTTTTGAGTCAATAACAAAATCTACATCTTTATACTGAGCTAAGAAATCCTCATCTAATGCCGCTGTAGTTTCACCTTTAGCAGTAATTAAATAATGCGCGAACCACCAGAGATCGCTTTCCATCTGCTCATCAATTAGTCGCTTACGCCATCCAGTCTTAAAGTGACTCTCAAAAGCCACCTTAGCCGCTGGCGTAAGCTCGTAATTTACCTCTTTACCGTCTTTTTTAGTTACTTTAATTAATTGCGTAGCCATTTATGTCCCCTATTCTAGTTAATTAAGATGTAGCTTTAGTTAGAGCAGTTACTGGAAGCGTAATAGATGCAGTCATTGGAGCATCGATAGAGCCGTTAATTGGCTGCCATTGTGCTACCAACACAGACATAGAGTAGCGAGGGTTAGTCGCCGTAACAGTGCCTGAGACTGGTATTAGTTGAATTGCTAGTTTTGTACCTAGTGCATCCTCAAAAATTGAGTTAACGCTAGATGCAGCAAAATCGTTAAACACCTCTAAAGTTACGCTAGGACGTTCAATACCACCGATTAGGTTTTGTACCGAATCAGTCATAGCCGTAATTTCTACAGCGTCAATTTCTCGCGACAGGCTGACCGCGCTAACGAAAGTGGTAATAGTTGTAGTGCCTGCGACTACAGCTACTTTATTACCCATAAAGATCGCCATTTATTTCTCCTTTTATTTAGCCGATCAGTTCGACATTATACCGATACGCAAGGTAATCGATACTAGCCACCTGTACAGATCCAGCGGTAGCGGATGTTACGCGCAGGGTTTGGACAGCGCCGCTAAGTGTTGCATCTGCCTCGATCGCGGCTTTCACCGAGGTAGAACCTGTTGACGCTAGATAACCGTCTAGCTTTGTCTGTCCAGCTGACTCGCTCATACGTCCTACGATTAAAAGTATTGTACAGGTAGCGTTATCAAAACCGCGATTAAAGGTAGCGT